CAAGATCGAGGGCCTTGAACTGGATGCTCGTAGAAGTTTGGTCAATGCATTCAAGTATGATGTGCCTTATGCCAGATACTTGCCAGCGGTGAGACTGGGACGTTGGGATGGCAAAGTCAGTTATTTTCAACTGGGCGGCAGCACTTACGTGAACTTGTTGCCAGAGATTATACCCATACTAGAAAAGTTCAACTACGACATTGACTTGGATGATCAAAGAGATTACACAACCACGTTTGAGTTCACTCAAGTCACCGAAGACAGTTACAAGCACCGAGCCTGGCCCACGGGCCATCCGGCCGCAGGCGAACCCATGCGGCTGAGAGACTATCAGGTAGAGATCATCAATAACTTCTTGGCCAATCCACAGTGTCTGCAGGAAGTGGCCACAGGTGCAGGCAAAACAGTAATGACCGCGGCCTTATCGGATGCTGTGACTGCCTATGGTCGTAGCATAGTGATCGTGCCCAACAAGAGCCTGGTCACGCAAACAGAACGAGATTACATCAACATGGGCCTGGATGTGGGTGTGTACTTTGGCGATAGAAAAGAGTGGGGTCGCCAACACACCATTTGCACCTGGCAGAGCTTGAATGTGCTGTTAAAGAACACCAAAAACGGCACCACAAAAGATGAATGCACCATTGGCGAGTTTATCGAGGGCGTGGTATGTGTGATCGTGGATGAGGTACACATGGCCAAGGCCGATGCATTGAAGACCCTGCTCACAGGTGTCATGAGTCGTATACCCATACGCTGGGGACTCACAGGAACCATACCCAAGGAAAAGTTTGAAAGCGTGGCGCTATTGGTCAGCCTGGGTCCTGTGATCAGCAAGCTCAGTGCCAGTGAACTGCAAAGCCAAGGTGTGTTGGCACAGTGCCATGTCAACATAGTACAACTAGAAGACCACGCCGATTTTAGCAACTATCAAAGCGAGCTCAAATATCTCTTGGAGGAACCCGATAGGTTAAAGACCATTGCCGATCTAGTGCGACAAGTCAACGCCACAGGCAACACTCTTGTATTGGTTGATCGCATTGCGGCTGGCCAGGCTCTGGTAGAACAGTTGGATGATGCAGTATTTGTGAGTGGCGCAACCAAGGCCAAGGACCGACAAGATGAATATGATGAAGTGGCTGAAGCAACAGGTAAAATTATCGTTGCCACCTATGGCGTTGCTGCCGTGGGTATCAATATTCCTAGGATTTTTAATCTGGTGCTGGTTGAACCAGGTAAGTCCTTTGTCCGTGTTATTCAAAGCATAGGACGTGGTATCCGCAAGGCCGAGGACAAGGATCATGTGCAGATCTGGGACGTGACGTCAACCTGTAGATTTGCCAAACGACACCTGACTAAACGTAAAACTTTTTATAAGGAAGCCAACTATCCGTTTACACAAGAGAAACTGACATGGAAGTAAAGGTTGCACTTACTATAAAATGTGCTATAATTAATACATGAGAATATTAACACTGGACAACGAACCATTTGAACTAGATCATCTTCCTGAAGAAGTTGACGACATGCGTTTTGCCATATTTGATAATAGTGATCCCAAGAATCCTGACTATCATTACATACCCTTGATTTTTTTAGAAAGCTTCACAGCACCGGCCTTGGTGCTACGCATAGGTGATGCTGTGATCAAGATGCCGGTAGACTGGCAGATACTTATTGGCGAACCCGACCTAGGCGATCTGGAAGTGTTGCCATTGACAGCCATTAACGATCGTGGATTCAAGGCCTTCCAGTTCAATCCCTTGACCAGTTTCAGGCCTAGTTTCTTGGACATAGAGATCATTGATGTGTATCAAGAAGTCACATGGTATACCCCCAAACTAAAAAATGGTCAGATGCTGTGTGTGCCCATCGGTGAAGGTTCCAAACCCGACTGTGTGTACTTTGTCAAAGACATTAGTCGTAACTGTGAAGTGGTCAACTATAATCAGGCCTGGTAATGGACAAACTCAGCATAGCCAATGAGATGACACAGTTTGATCGTAAGAATCGCAAATTCTACAATGAACTCACCGACGAAGAACGCAAAAAATTTAGTAACTATCTCATGATACGCTGGGGATCGGCGGTGCAAGGTTCACGAGAACTGCAGGAGTTTTATGTGATAGCCACCAACCAACGACTGAACAAAAGATTTTTTGACATCAATCGTCATCCTCGTCTGCAGTGGCTCATGTCCACCACTGTGAGCCCGGGACTGGGCTCACAACGACATGTGTGGATCGCGCCCAAGAAACGAGAACCTGGTGCCACGGGCGTTCGCAAACAGTTGGCCGAGCTGTATCCGCATTTAAAAGATGATGAACTAGATGTTATGACACGGATTACCACAGCCAAAGAACTCGCAGATTACCAACGTCTCAGTGCGCAAGACACGAAAAAATGACCTACGAGTGCAGATATTGCAAGAAAAGTTTTGTCAAGGAAACCAGCCTGGCCGTACACATGTGCGAGCCCAAGCGTAGGTTCCAGGAACAAGATGAACGTGGTGTGCAACTGGGCTTGCATGCATATCTCAAGTTTTATGAACTCTCTCAAGGCAGTGCCAGATTAAAGACCTTTGAAGATTTTGCCACCAGTCCCTACTATCGAGCCTTTGTGAAGTTTGGCAGGTATTGTGTGGCAGTCCGGGTCATCAATCCTGCCAGGTTTGTGGTATGGTTGCTGAAAAACAACAAGAAGATTGATCACTGGGGTCGAGATACCATGTATACCGAATATTTGACAGAATATTTGCGAGCGGAAAATGTCAACGATGCCTTGGCTCGTGCTATAGAACATGGCATTGCATGGTCGGAACAAACTGGCAATCCTGCCGAAGACTGTTTACGCTATGGTAACACCAATGCCATGGTCTATGCTGTCACAACAGGTAGGATCAGCCCCTGGATAGTGTATAATTGTGACAGTGGACAGAAGTTTTTGGCCGAACTAGATGCCACACAGATAGCCATGGTCTGGCCCTACATTGATAGTGAAATATGGATGAAAAAGTTTTCGGATTATGTGGCCGACCAGGAATATGTACGAGAAATGTTGCAGAAAGCAGGATGGTAATGTTATTGTATTGTAATAGCGACAGCTACGGGGTACTTAGCACAACAAAGAATAGATACAGTGACTATCTTGGTGAATTATTACAGGCAGATACAATAATCAACAACGGTCTACCAGGATCATGTAATGCTCGCATCATACGCACCACAGTAAGAGATATATTAGATGTAAGAAAAGATAACAACGACTCGATACTGGCAGTTGTGTGTCTGGCAAGTATGATCAGAAACGAATGGTGGAATCCCAACAAGACATTACCCAATGGATTCAATGACGGGCATTTTGAAAGTTTTCAGATACACGGAGTTAAAAATAATCAACGGTTGCCATGTTATCATTATACCCAAGAATGGTATCGTCATTACAATGACGAAGCCGAACAAACTAATTTATTCAAAGAGTTGATAATGTTGACTAGTTTTTTAAAACAACAAAAAGTTAATTATATTATGTTTGCCGGTAACAACTTAACCTACAAGCCACTGGATTATCTGAGTCCTTTTATTAAAACCTTTGCTGAGAAGATACAAGATGACCCTAACATACTTGATTTAAATAATTTTAGTTTTACCCAATACTGTTTGCAACACCAACATGTTCCTTTTGACAAAGACCAATGGGGAATACACGGACATCACGGTGAATTGGCCCACCAAGATTTTGCAAAATTCCTTTTTAACCATTATGATAAAGTATCATGAGTGCAGATATTGACCTAGATTTAGCAGACAGAGATCAACTATTAAAGTTGATACAGGCTACACCGGCTAGACAACTGCACCAAGGACAAGTACGCAGACATAATAGTGGTGTATATGTCACAGACATTCCGTATGATCCTGTTAATGCCTGTGCGGCCATAGACTATGAAACCGCTGAGCAGTTGGGATACTTCAAGATTGATTTACTAAACATGTCGGTCTACCAGCTGATAAAAAGTCCTGAACACTACAAAGAAATGCTGACCACGGAACCTGATTGGACACGCTTGTGGACGGATCCAGACTGGGCCGCCCAACTGGTACATGTGGGTAATTACACAGAACTTTTAAGGACCATGCGTCCAGATTCTATACCCAGAATGGCCGCATTTATTTCAATCATCCGTCCAGGCAAGGCACATCTGCAGAATCGGCCCTGGGAACATGTGTTTGCTTGTGTATGGGATGGCGATGTGTCTCATGGTTTTGTGTTCAAGAAAAGTCATGCTGTAGGGTATGCAACCCTGGTGGCCTTGCACATGAATCTGCTGGATTCCGTTTAATCTAGTCGACGCACCAGAGTGATGCTTTTGCGTTTGCTCCTGCGGCGGCTCATTTCGGCCAGACTGCATACCGGGCCATGCAAGATGACAAGATCACGGTTGGTGAATGTGCGTACATAGGGCCGGAACTGATCCCAGTCGCCCTTGAGGAATATGTTGATGGGTATGGTCCTGTTGCTTTCCCACCACCAGATGTTGGCCAGATCTAGAAACACACGTTTAGCGGCTATATCCTGTATGGCACCAAAATCATAGATCGTGGTTATGGCTTCGTCTTGATTCTGTATGATGCCCACGTATTCTGTGGTGGCATATCGGCACAAGGTTATAAACGGGTATTTTTCCGCCAGTTGGGCAAAGATGTCTGTGGTCATAGATCCAACCTATTTACCAAACCGTTTTGATCCGTAAAACCTTA